GGTTATCGGTGAAGCAAGTACCGAATAGGCGTTGTTGGTAAGATATTTTGGTATGCTTTTGAAAAATTTGACATAGCTGCCTTGCGTTGTGTAAATATTACCCTGCGATCCGGCCAAGACGTAGACCGTGCCGCCTATATTTTTCATACGCTTAATGGCATATTCGCCAACCGACATCGGCAGACTGAATGAATTGCTTATCCGGTCCCAAGGATAAATCTTGTCAAAAGTATTCCCGCCGGCCAGTAAATTCACGCCGAGTTCTTCCAAACATTGAGCAACTTCATAGGTAGGCAAATCAAGCGCCTGGTTGTTGTAGGTAAAAGATGCCGCCGTAGCGGGTACGAAGGTCTGCCCGACTTTTTCAATAATGCTGCCGACATATCGGTTGTCGCAAAAATAGATAGCATCATCCTGACTACGAATCGCGTGATGGCTGTTGGCCACGCCAGAGCCGGTATTCAAATTTTGCCATGCATTGCTCCAGGCCAATGCTTCAATCGCCGTATCGCCGTATACGTCGATCACGTCCACCACGGCGTTACGGAAGGTAAATAAATAAGTGGAGGTCGTGTTTGAAAATGCATGCAATGCCAGTCCGTTGCCCGAAGCATTAGTCAGCGCCGCGTCTACGTCCTCAATCGCGGAATTATGAAGCAAATATGCTTTTGATCCTGTTGGCACGAACCATGTGCGGCCGTTAGAATCTAGCATGTAGATATAATTATTGCGCGGATCCTGCAGGATCCAATTGATCGTGCCAATTGCTATCGGGTGGATGGTATGGACATTAGTGCCGGCGTCGGTTATATCCATCGCCGTGCCGGCAGCGCTGCCGACCGCGTTTTTGTACGAGGTGGCCAGTTTAAAAGTAGTAGCGGTCACCCGGATGATATAATAAACCGTGTTGACCGATAATCCGACCGGATCCGCAACCGGTAAATTTCCGGTGCTGGTCAGGTAGACCGCGGCACCGCTCATGTTTAGAGCCCCCGATTCGATCGTGCTGCCGGCGGTAAATATATTGGTCGCTGGATCAACCGTAAAAGTCACGGTATTCAGCGCGGGGAAATATGATTGAGGTTGTTTAGCCACTTTCAGCGCGCCGGGAAATGATTCTATATCAAAATTACGAAGCAGACTGATGCCCGCTTGGTGCGGTCCATCAGTCATGCCGTTTTCCCACCCCTTGATTGATATTGGCTGCTGTTGGCTGCTCATGTCCTAATATTTTCCCAACACCCGGCCATTCTGATCAGTCAGAATGTTTTTCAATAAATAGTTAATCGCGCCGACCACGCCCAACAAAACGCCGATCGCCAAACCGGTTACGAGTGACGTCAATACCTGAGAAAAATCAATCTCCAGGTTACCGGCCTGCAATGACGCTACAATCTGCTGCAGGATCGATGTTATCGTGGTGGCTACCGAAGTCGTCGCCGTAGTGATAAAAAGCACGACGGCACTTTTCATCAGATCGCGACCATTGATTTTAAATAGTTCGCTGAGCATAGATTTATGTTAGTTATTTAACTTTGTAATCTTCACATTTTTTAGCATGACACTCTGCCGCGTATCCGTTTCCAATATGATGACCGGTTTTTTCGCAATAACAGGTCTTCAAATAAAATTCACATTTTGTGCAGGTGTTTTCCATAAATTTATTCGTCATATATCATTGATTGGATCAAAGGCTGGACGTAGGCGGCAGGAGCGGACTCACCGTTATAAAGCGAAGCAACTTCATCTGAAGTTAAAACATCACTCCAAACAGATAAATCGTCTATCGTGATGGTTGAAGCGTACCCAGGGTAGCCGGTGCAGTTTGAATTAATGTAGGTTGCAACAATAAGACAATATTGACCGCCATCATTTCCATTACCAGAAATGGATTGAGGCGTCCCAACCTCTGAGCCGTTGATATAAAGGCGCATAGTTGAACCATCATAAGTGGTCACAAAATGAAAAAAGTTTGTAGTTCCGTAATTGAAATCATAATCCAAATCATATGTCGCTATTCCGTTTCTAAAGTGCCTGTATTTAACGCCGTAGGTAGTGCCAACAATTTTAATAAAAAAACCGTCCCAAGTATCACTGGCGGAATTACTTCTAATAGCAACGGTTTCCAATCCTTCATTTACGGTAGTGACCGGTAGTAAAATAACTTTCACCCAAGCGGACATTGAATAAGATGAACTGGTGATTCCCAAATCAGAAGCAACTTTTAAATGTTGTGCGCCAGTCCTGTTATTACTATCAGTCGATGCACCGTTGTTGAACTTTGCCGCATCAAACGTCATCGTATTAACGTTCGTTAAATCGTAATCCGTCCCGCTGTCTTCGCTATCGGTGACATCCTCTAATCTGTAATAGGCGGCCAAATTAGCGTCATTGTACAAAGACATCGAGAATAGCTCGGTCGCTGCCGCTCGAGCTTTATATCCGTAACCGCCAGTCAGGATCGTCGCAACCAGCCATATAAAATAGATTGTTTTTCTAAATTTCATTTGATGGCTTTAGTGTCTTTGTCAATTTTACTTTTTTCGTATTCGGTGATTTTTCCCTTATCATCTTGAATATGCACGATGTAATCGGCCGTGCCGTCCGGATAGACCAATTCATCCACCCAGTAGCCGGGCGTAGAGCTGCCGATCTCCGGCTTTGGTATCATTTGATATTTTCCGTTCTTTACGAAATAATTATCTTGAATTGATTTGACATCCTTTTCTACCGATAGGACAGAATCAACCGCTTGCCCCGCGTTTTTATCAACTGCTTTTTTAACCATAAATCCCCAAGAGCCGATAAGAAAATTGACGGCCAATACAAACCCTAGAATTTTAAACGGTGTCTTAAGTCGGGTCATAGGTGTATTTAAACCTACAGGTAATCTGTACTGGTGTTGAGGCTGGCGTGCCAAAATCTACCCGAATCGATTCCCCGGCCGTAAAGTTAACATTGGTAGTCAGGGGGATATAATTTATCGTGGTCGAGGCGGTGGGGATGTAGTCTGATCGATTCGTGCCGTCGTAAAGTGAAACGCCTACAGTCCCGGCGGTCGTTTCACAATATACTCCGCGGAAGGTCAAAGCTTGTATCGCTGGGGCGAGTAAAAGCGTCGTCGTCCCACTCCAAGCAGTCGAGGTGGCATAGTGAGCGACAATCGTTCCAAAATTCACGATGGTTGAGGTGGCCGTGCCGTAATACTGCAATTCATTATTGGTCTTATCAAGGCAGATGTTGCCTTTGCCGTTGTTGCCATTAGTGAATAAACAGTTATTGGAAGATTCAATCGTATTTATTTTTTGCCACTCCATCCTTCCCGTAGTTGAGGAGATTCCTAGATAATTTCCGGACGTTGAGGAAGCTAAAGTCGTCCAGGCGTTCACCCCGGTCGAAACAAGAAGCGAGCCAGGGGTAACCGAGGTCAGTCCCGTGCCTCCATAGGTTGCGCCGATTGCTGTGGCGTTCCAGGTGCCGGTGGTTATGGTGCCAATTTTTCCAAGATTGAGAAGCACGGTCAGCGATGAAGTCGCTCCCCAGGAAGGGTAGCCAGTGGCTCCAATCGTTAAATATCCGCCGGGTGATGAGGAAGCGAGAGCTGCCCAGGTATTCAGGGCAGAGCCATATAAAAGCGTTCCGGCGGCATTGGCAGTCAAACCCGTGCCTCCATATGTCGGACCGACTACCGCTCCGTTCCAAGTACCACTCTTGATCGTGCCGAGATAAGAGTTGGTTGAAACGCTAAGATTTGTAGTAGAGGCGTTCGGAATAACTACATTGCCAGAATAAGTCAGTGTTCCCGTGGCGTGAGTAATTGTATAATCGCCATTAGCATAATTTATTACCGCTCCTCGTTTTAAAAATAATCCATTCCAGTTTTTTACATTAGAGCCAAGTGGCGATCCTCCATCGCTGGTCGGAAATATTCCGGTGGAAGAATATATTGCATTAGTAAATTGAAAATCACCACCGGCAAAAGTTAATTTTTCTGCCGAGTGAGTAAGGGTTACATCTCCATTATCCCAATCTATAATATTTCCAGAATTTAAAAATAGTTTTGTGCCTACAGACAGATTGGTGGTAGAAGCGTTTATCACTAGATCCCCGTTCCAACCTATATCCGCCAGATATTCAGTTGAGGAAGCTATCTTGGCGTTGAGGATTGATTCTCCTGACCAAGTGCCGGTGGTGATCGTGCCGAGAGTATTAATAGTGGTTGATCCGGTATTTGGTTCAAGAGCCATCGTGCCAAGCCCGAGCGAAGTGCGGCCGGTGGCGGCGACTAGCCCCGTAGCTCCGCCGTCCCATTTAAGACGATCAGTATAGGCTGTATTCCAATTTCCAGAAGCGTCGACGATTGAGGTGTCCCAGCCCGAGCCGGTCGAGAGGGCAATGCCCGCACCCGGGTAGATCATTGAGCCGCCGGATATGTTAAGGGTTGAAGTAGCGACCCACGAAGGAACCGCGCCGTTTGTTTGTAAAATCATTCCCGACGTTCCTGTGGCGAACAATGAATTATAGGCATCGTTTCCGTTGGTTGTTGAAGCGGTTTTTGGAATGGAATAATCACCGGTAAAGGTGAGAGAAAGCGTTCCCGCGCTAGTGATTGGATTGCCCGATATTGAAAGGCCGGTCGGGACACTCATATCGACCGAGGTGACCGTACCGGCGCCAGCCGAGCTTAGCGTATAGGTCAGAAATGGAGAAGAGGAGGCCACCACCAATGTTTTACCGACATCGCTCGCGGATGTAGTTGATATGCCGGTCCCACCCTGAAATCCCTGGAATACCGTACCAGCACCAAGAAGCTGGCCGCCATTGCATGCCGGGGTAAAAAATGTATGAAAATATGCGTCAGCCGCAAAACTGATCGCAAAGACTGAGATGACGCCGAGAATAAAAATCAGGGTAAAATATTTTTTCATATTATGCGTGTAAGCAGGTTATATATGCGTTCAGTCCGGCAGGCACGCCACCAGATAAAGTCAGCGTCACTGTCAGATTATCATCGTAGGTATAATCAGCGGTCGGTGTTTGTGGCTGGCCGCCGATCACTACCGCAAAGATAAATAACGCCACCTCCGGCAAGGTAAATGCAGTCTGCCCGGCTGTCGTCACGTAGGTGGTAGTCGTGAGCAGGGCGGCAATGGCTGACGCGCTGGTAGTACCCGATACTAAAAGCCGATGCGTAACCGGATCGGCATATACAACCACCGGTGTTACTCCATCGGCATTTGATACCGCCAAAATGGTCGGCACCATATTTTGATCTCTTTTTGCGTCTGCCATATTAGCTCGAGTTTATCAGCAATTGGCCGGAGGCGTTGACGTAAATCGCGACCGGAGTCAGGCCGTCCACACTTGAAGTCGCTAGCAGGACCGGTTGCATGTTGCTATTGCGCCTGGCGATGTCATCTGATAAATCACTCCCGTCATTATTGTCGCTCACTTCTAGCGCGTGCGTGGTTGGATCGACTTTCACCGCGATCGGTGTGATGCCATCGGCGTTGCTGGTCCCGAGCAGAGTTTCAACCTGATTATTATCTTTCGCCATGTCATTGTCCTAAAATTTCTTTTTTGGCCGCTGCCAGTGCCTTATAAGCGTCCTGAAGGGCAATTCTGTCGCTTCTAAGCGTTTTTTCCCTGTTATCCAGCTCTTTCTGCCTAATGACGTTCATGCGCTCAATTTCAGCCGTTTTCAGGGCTTTTACGGCCATAACCTCTTTTTCCCGATTAAATTGCGCCTTGGCCTGATTAAGTTCGGTCCAGCGTTGGCCTAGATCGCGCGCCGACTCATCCAGTTTATTCTGTCCGGCAATAATGCCGGCTTCTTTGTAATTTATCTTTTTCTCTCGCTCCTCGATGCTTTGGCTCTGCTTTATCAGCAATCTTGTCTGTTCTTTGATTCTGGATCGTTCATTTTCAAGTTCGATCCTTATATCTTCCACCTGCAACAAGCGCTCATTCGCTTCAAGCAGCCGCCGGTTTGTTTCTTCCTCTATTTTTTTTATCGGCCGCAGCGCCGCCTCCCGGCGCGTTTCCAGATCATCGACTTGTCGTTCCAGAATGGTTTTTTTGACACGTGCTTCCGCGTTTCGCTCTTCCACGGATTTATTTAGACGATCGATTTCTTTCTGCGCCGACGACCTGGCTTGGTTCAATCGTTTGGCCAGCGCCGATTCCTCCGCCGCCAAGGCGGTGGTTCTTATGCGCGCCTCTTGTTCACCGCAGCGTTTTTCCGCTTGTATTTTGGTCGGCGATAGCAGCTCCACAAATTTATGCCACGACTACGTTTCCATCGCTGGAAATCGGCGCCCACAGGCAATAGTATGTCAACTGGCCGGCGGTCAGCGCCGTCGAACCGATTGTCTGAATGATATCCTGGCTATTGCCGATGATCAGCTGGCTTGGCATTGCCTCTACCTTAGTGGTCGGCGTGGCATCGGTATATATCTCATCTGCCGCCAAAACGGTCGCATTGGCCAATTGAGCAAGAATAACCGCGGTCGCTCCGCTTATTCCAACTTCAAGCGTTGCCGCCCCTTCTAGCGTCGTGCCACAGACGCCAAAAACTCGCACCACCACGCAGCCGGTCACGGTGAATAAAGTGGTCGCGCCGGTCGCACCGGTCGTCGCGCCTACGTAGGTGATGGCCTTGCTCGCCACCAGCCCCTCGCTCCAAATCGGTACGCTATTGGCATCGCGCGGGAATACTGAGTCTATGATAGCCATACGTTATGTTAATTATTTAATTCCCTCTATCTCATCTTCTTCCGGCGGGGCGATTATCTGCGCCTCTTTTCCCGGTCCGGCCTGATCTTCCTCCGCCTGCTTATTTAACACCTCAACCGCTACCTGAGTTTCGTCCTTGTCGCCCTGCGGATCCGAAGCGTCATCGACAATTTTGAACGCCTGGTTGTATTTTTCCAAATACTCCGGCACTTGCTCCGGATCTTTAGGCGAGGTGGCGTTTTCTCTCGGCGGATCCATTTTCAGCAGTTCGCGATTGGTCAGGTGCTTGGCGAAGTGTGCCGCCAGGTAGGCCGGTAGATACTTCTTTTCGCCCGGCTGGTAGGTGTAGGGTCGGCCGTTCCAGTAGCCGATAAACGTTTCGTTTGAGAAATTGTGAAAGATTGCTACTTTCATAAAAAAATATTTAGGCTGGCGCGGTGATTCCAGTCATTGGGTTAGCACCGTCTTTATCATGCTTTGATATAAACCCCCCTCTTGCGAGAGGGGTTTTTGATCAGAGTATGATCTAGTGGATCCGCAGATACACCAAGGAGTACTCGCCGGATATGCTGGTTGCAATATTCTCGCCGAGAATGTTGGTAGCAGCGATTGCCGGAGCGCATGATCCCGATGTGCCGCCGGATAATGAACCGACAACTTTGCCGGCTACGCCTGTCCCGGTGAAGAGTACCGAGGCCACGCCGTAGGTCTGTATCCAGCCGTAGTATGCCTCGGTCAGGATCCGGTGCGCCACGCCGACGATTACGCCGGTCGGCGTACCCGGTTCGATGGTGATGCCATTGTAAGGATGCGGGGTGACGATGAAATTGGAGGCGGTCGTCACGGCAATTATTAATGGATCATCCAAGGTAATCACTGCGCCGGTGGCGCCGGTTACCGCAGTGTTGCCCTTGATCTTGTAGAGATAACCTTGGCCCGGTGTCACCACTACCGAGAGATAACCGCCGGCCAGCTGGTTGGCGGTCAGGGTGATGGAGTCGCTCACGGTGATTGAGGTACCGCCGATTGCCACATTGGCGGACGGCGCCAAACCGCCGGACGGTTGCAGGTTGGTAGCGTCCAGAGCGGAGCTCTGGTACACCTTGCCCGCGACCGTCGCCGTTGTGCCGCACTTGGTATAGCGGAAGCCACGGCCATCACCGGTTTCCACGTAGGCGCCGATGTCGTGCATCTGAGTCGATGATTCCTCGTTGATACCCTGAGCGACGACGCTGACCGGCCCGGTAAGATTCGTTTGATTGGTCATATTTGATGCTTAGCTTTGATTATGATCGATAATTCGTGATCAATTCCCGATATGAACGCTGATATCGGAATTGCTCTCGCGGATGAAAGTCAAAAATCCGGCCGATTGCGGCGTGATTTTTGGCGATGATGTTCCGGAGAGAGACATTCCAGCGCCGGCAGCAATGACAACATCGATGCCTGCGGTGCTTGTCGCGTTTGATATCGTTTTCGTAATAAAGTCCCCGGTGTTTGGAATCATCGCCGTCAATGTTGACGATGCGGGGAAGGTGTAAGTTGTATCCGCCGTGTTTGGCGTCAATACTAAGCCGGTATAGCTTGTAAGATATGTTGCCGGTAGCGTTTCTGCGGTGTTTGTGGTCGAGGAGGCTAGCGTTGAGCCGCCTTGGGTCAAGCCCACTACATCCGACGCGCCGCTCACTGTCAATGAGGACAGCGTGCTGGCGCCCGCTTGTAGCGTCGATGATAAAACGACCGCTCCGCTAGCGTCCAGGGTAGTTACCGTTGTCGCTCCGCCATCGAGAGAGTCACTGGTTTTGATCGGCTTGGCGCTATTATATCCGCCGTTGTATTGCACGTACGGATCATAATTTTCAGCCAGCAAATTGCCCGCGGCACCGGTAAATTTCACCTGGTCACCAGAGCCGTTGTCTGCAAGCAACACGCTCAGAGTGATTATTGAAACTACCAGCACTACCCCTAGGAAGGCCAACAACATCTTGAATTCTTTAGTCATGTTGGTTTCAGCATGCTTACGCACGCGTTAGTTGATTAGAGGTGGCCTAGATGCCAGTGATGCTGGTCAGCTTGCCATGGCGCTTCGGGTTGGTGGTGATGAACTGACCGCCGAAGTAGATGTGACCGACCACCGAGCCGGAGTTTGCCGGGATGATCCAGTCGCTCCAGGAAAAGCCGAGGCCGATCGGAGCGCCATAATCATTGCCCTCTATCTGGCTCTTATAAGCCACCGGTTTGGCAAACTTATAAGGCAGGGCGTAGAAGTCGATAAAGTTCTCGTTCACCATGGCGAACATGCCGCTGGTCGCTTTTTCATCCATTAGCACCGGTTTGCCGTTGTAATGCAGGGCGGAGAAACCAGCGCCGGCCGTCAGGCCCTTGGTGTTCGACGCATCGTGGACGATGCGCTCCTGCGGCCGCAATAGCTGGCCGTAGAAATTAAATACCGCCTCGGTCGTGTAGATCGCCGTCGGTTTGACCGATCCTGATGCTACGTTGATCCAGAGGGTGTCGCACTTGGCCAGGGTGATGGTTCCGCTTGAGGCGGTGACCGTCGAGGCCAGGGTCGAATAGGTCGATCGGGAGAGACCGCCGATGGTGGCGACGCTGTTGCCGTCGTCTACCAAGGCTGCAAGGCCGAGGGGATCCTTCGAGCCGTTGCCAGTGCCGTCGGCATAAAAGATAGTACCGAGGTCATCGGCCATATCTTCGGTGTCCGACTGGATGGTCAGCTTCATCAGATCAAGAATCTTGTCGTCGGTGTCCGCGACTGAGATTTCGTCGCCGGGCAGGGCGCAAGTGATCTGATAAAAGCGCGGGGTGAATTCCATGAACTGACGGTTGTCGGTCGCGGCCACCGAGAAGGTGTCAAAACCGCTGAAGGACTGGCCGGTGGTGTTCTTGGCGTACTTGATCGGCACGCGCAAGGTTCTGCCATTCCACTTTTTAGCCGCGCGGACCACGCGCTGGAACAGCACGTTGGAATTCAGAATGGTGTCCACGACAAATGGCAGATATTCAGTCTGCACGGTCGTTTGGACTCTTTGTCCGTATAATTCGCTCATATTAAGGGTGGTTAGTTTATAGTTCGATAATCGCCACCCGCTTTAGCTACCAAGGACGGCTTTTTTGAAAATCGTCCGCGGTCTTGAATGCTTGTGGCTTTGCCGGTTCGGCCGGGGTTCCGCTGGTCGTTGCGCCGGCAATCTTTTTTCGATCAGTGTTTGGCTTAGACGGAGCGCCTGCTTCGGTCTGCAGTATTTTCCAGCCGGCGCGGTAGTTCCAGCGGCCTTTGGAATCGATTAGGTCGTTATCCATGACGATCTTGATCAATTTGTTCGGATCGACCTTAGCCTTTTTTGGATTAAGGTCTTCGTCCGCTTCAATCGCTTCAAGCTCGGCCTGCATATAATCTGTCGCTTCCTTGACTGCCTTATCCTGCTCCTGCACCTTGGCGGCTACGCGTTTTTCCGCTCTTTCCGCCGCCTCATCCACCAGTTTTTTCTGGTCCTGATAGTAGGCTTCCCATTGCTCTTTATCGCCGCCAAACCATGACGGGATTGCCGGAACATCCTCGCTGGGAGTTTCCTTTTTTCCGGCAATTTCCTTGCGCAGATCCTCGATTTCTTTAGTGTGGCGCCGCTCTTGATCGTTGAATTTATCATTCCATTCAGTTTCGCGCTCAGTCCATCGAGGGTGCTTGTGGAAAGGAATGTCTTTATCTTTATCATCCGGATTATTAGGCGTACCCCCATCCGGCGACGGGTCGACTTCCTCATCTTTTTCGGTTTCGTCCGATGACGGATCGGCGGGGTTTTCCTTCCCCGGATCAGTTTCGAAGGCTGGATCGCCCTCGCGTTTGAATCCTGCGTCTATAGTCATAATGCGATCTGCGTTATTTTTTTGCTGGCCGCGCAGAACGAGACGGCCTTATATATTTATTATAGCACTATTTTAAATGTTCGCACAGCTATTTTTTAACCGCCGGCTTTAACGGCCGTTTTTTTTCCGGTAGCGCTTTCATGTTGATGGTCTTGGCGGCAAACTCTTTGGCCAGTTTGGGGTGTTTGGCAAACATCATTCTGACTTGGCTCTTTGATTTGAATGGCATATTTATTCTTTATCTTCGCCTTCACAGCCGAGTTCGCGAATCTCAAATTCAGCATTGTTATCAAATCGGCTGATTGATATTCCAACCATTTTTAATTTCAGATTCAGTTCGTACTCTTTGCCGATATCCCATTTTTTGGCTTCCGGCAGATGTTCTAGGTCGATCCTGAGGCGCGGGTATATCGGTTCGGCTTTTTTCTTGGTCATTATTCCCGGACCGGAAGAAAGCATCATCTCATCTTGTTTTGGCTTAATTTTACGCATTTGCATAGTTTTGATAATTATTGCCTAGTTTATAAAATTATTGCCCAGTTTCCGGCCTAGCCGGTTTATTGGCTGCTGCTTCTGCCGCGGCTTGCTTGGTGGCCTCCTGCTCCTTTTCTTTGTTAAATTCATCGTGCGCCGCAATCGCCTCGGCATGAAGCTGAATACCGGCCTGAGCCGCCAGTTGCGCCTGGCCCTCGGGCGGCAGGTCTTTGTAGTTGATCGAGGCGGACGGCGGCTTACCCGCAGCAGCCGAGCGTTGCGACATCACCTGCGCGATACGCTGATCATTGCTGTATAGCATTTCCGGCGCGTTTATCTCCAGCCAGGCATTGGCAGCCATCTCTTCCGGGTTCGGATAATCCAGCCGCTTGTACATATCAAGCAAGGACATCTTGTTGGCGCTCGCCAGGTCAATCGCCTGATTGGCGATGGTGGTAGAATCTTTAGGCAGTAGCGACCCTTCCTTGACATCGACGCGCACCCGTGGTAGCGGTTTGCCGACATAACGCTCATCGTAGACGAATAGCAATTGCACGAACCAGTTATAGACATCATCGGCAAATTGCTCGAGGTACTCGCTAAATCCACCGCCGATCCGATCGGTATCAAGTCCTTGTATCTGATATTTTCCGCGCACCGTTTTCTCTTTTTGTAGTGATGCCGGGATGAAGCCGGAGGTGCCGAATATATCGCGCACTCTATTGCGCGAGTCCTGCAGCTGATTGTAAATAGTGATCGGTAGCTCGGGCGCACTCATGCGCTGTATCGCCTCATTTACCGAGCCGGTCGGGATGGCGATCGTGCCGCCTTTGCGCAGCGCCTCGGTTACGCCCGAAGCCTGAGACAATGACATGCCGGAACGCTCCAAGCTTACCACCATGCCGCCGTTCATCGAATCGGCATTTTTGTCGATCTGCTTGTTGCGCTTGTTGATCAGGTCTTGGCCTGGTAAATTCTGACCGATCAGCGAGACATCGTCCATCGGCGCCTTGCCGAGATTAAATACCGAGAGCAGGATGAACGGCTTTTTGGGCGAGTAAAAATGATTGATGCCGGCTATGGTCTGCATCTGCGGTTCAGCTGGCGTGCCGTCCGGATTCAATGGCTGCTCGCCTGGCACCGCCTCTTCTTTGTCATAGTTCCAATGCGGATTTTTGGTTTTGAATAGCACCTTATCGCCCAAAGTCCAGCAGAGATACTGGTCAGTCCACCACTCTTTGTACTGAATCTCGGTGCCTAGGTCGCTGTTGACTTTTGAGGTAATCGCCTCGACTGCACCCTCTTCGGCATCAAGGTCTTTCAAGGTCGCAATCAGTTTGCCGGCTTGCATCTTGCGATATTCGCCGATGTACTCGCCGCTGTAGCCATCTTCATCGGTAACTGCGGTTGGATCCAAAATCAGCTTTTTGCCGCGGATGATCTTGATTGTCGGGATATCCCTGTCCAAATCCCAGCCGACCTTACCTACGCCTAACAGATAAATCGCCCAATGGCGAGCGGCTTTTTTCAGTTTTAGGCGTAGTCTAATTTCGCTCGCAATCTCACCAAGTTCTTTTTGCAGGTCTTTGGTGAATGCCTGCGTTTCTTCGTTATCGTCTTGGCCTTTGGCCGGGGTTACCATCGGATCTGGATTGCGCCGCGTCACTTGCGGCAGGTAGGTTTCGAGCGATTCGAATATCACATTATCAACCAGCGGTCTTATTTTGCCCGAGACCGGCGTGTCAAACTGCTCGCCTTTCCAGTATTTTTCGTTCTCGTCGCCCTTTTTCAGCCATTCCTGGTAGATATTTGAGTCTATCCATTTTTTTTCCCAAGCGATTGTCAATTTCAAAAGCTCCTCATTCGGCATGTTGAGTTTCAGCTCGGGAAACTTATCGGACACTATTCCCTCAGTGTTGTCCGTATCGCGATCGCCTTTGGCTTTGTTGATGCCGGCCGCCAGGGAATTGAATGCCTCCACGATGATGTTGGCCATAGTTGTTTTTATTATAACACTTATTTCACTATCGCAAAAGATTAATTACCGCGCCAGTCAAATTCTTCCTCACCCCACCACTCTTCATCCTTCTTTTTGTTGAACAGATCCTCCGGGTTATAGGTGACGGTCATGTCAGGATTGAGCATATAGCTATTGGCCTCCGGCTTCATGTCGGCTCCCACGATCGCGCCGATGGCGCCGAAGCGACTGATGCCTACCCGCCAATAAACGGTGGCGTGAACGTAATCATCCCGGTCGCTCCGTAGCCAGTTATGGCGAGTTATCCCCAGCTTATCTACCTCCGCCTGCCGGTAGATATGCGACCAATGCAGCCAGTAATCATACCAGGCATTTTCATCGCCGTTATAGAGCCGGAAGCGTTTTTCTTTCATCTCATCAAGCGTCAGCTGGATCATCCGGTTGCGGTCTACCAGCACATTGCCGAATTCGTCTTTTTTGCCCCAGCGGATCAGTTGCATGGTTTTTCTGTCAGCAGCGTAGTGGCACAAAAACACCCGGCCGGGATACTTGGCGCGCAGCTTGCGTGGACCGATGATATCACCGCCTTGATCCACCACCATGATGCAGTTGGGGAATTTCTTTAAAAAATACTCAATTGATTGCTCGAGCGTGATGCCTAGCTTGTCGTCCGGCTCCCAGGCTCCCATCTCGCCATAGCCGAGCAATCCCTGCTTGTTGCCGATCACGTAGCGCAGTTTGACGCCGGAATCCACGCCGACCACCATCCGGCCTTGATAGAGATTCTTGTCGGTGGTGATGGCGCCGAATATCACGTCCTGCGTTACGCTATTGCCGCTGCCGGCATAAGCTAGACCCAGCACCTTGTTGTAAAAATAATCCATGGTCTGCTTGCCGGTCAGCACTTCGTTGTATTTATCTATGATCTCGCTGGCACTCATCCACGGCGCCATCAGCAGGCTTATGTGATATCCGCTGTATTTCGCGCCGGTACGGCCTTTCCTGGGCATCCAGCGGCCTTTAGCACGAGCGTGCCAGTCCAGTATGCCGTGGCAACTTTTGCAGATAAACTCTTTATTCTCGATATCGACTGACATTTTGCGCGGATCCTCGGTATTCCAGCTTAAAAATTGCTGCTTGCCACAATGCGGGCAGGTTATAACCCATTCCTTTTGGTCCGATTGCTGCCATTCGATGTCTACGCCCTTGCCCGGTACGCTCGGGTGGCTGAAGACATGGGTCTGCTTGAATTTCGAATGTTGCAGCCGCGCTTGATAGTCGGCGATGACGTCCTGTTTGCTCGAGTCCTTTTCGTCATGCACCAGCCGGTCGGCGGTTACCATGATGGCGGCTTTTTTGCTCCAGGTACCGCGGAAGTATAACATCGATTGGCCGATCTGCTTCTGTTCGATCGCGTCCTTGTCGGCCGTTAGCTTTGACAGGTGCGGGTTGTTCTGGATGATACGGTTGACTTTGCCGCCAACAAAAATGCCGACATCGGAATCAGTCGGCAGGGTATAGATTATGTCCATGCGCTGCAGCTCTGCATCGCGGAAGTTTTTTAATATCTCGGTGGTCGACATTCCGATCTGCGCCGCTTTAATGACCACCAGATTATCCGATTGGTCATCGTAAATATCGAGCAGGAATTGATGCTTTTCAAAGCTGATCGGCTCACCCTTTTCATTGACTATTTTGTGCAGCTCCACCCAAGCGCTGGCGTCATAGGTTGCCAGCAGTTGACGCCCCTCTAAAATCGCTTGATTGTCCATTGGCTCTTGTTATTTTAATCTCGCCAGTTTTAAACAGTTCCCTGCGCTCACCGCAATTAGCGCACATCACCATGATGCCATTGCTAAGTTCTTCCATCTTAAAAAAATTGTGATCGCACCATGCTCTCATTTTTTTGGCCTCGCACCGCATTTGATGTCTACGCCCGAGTATTTAGTGATTAATATCCGCGCGTCGATCGCGCTGATTGCCCGGCCATATAGCGGCCCGGACAAAATATTTGAAAGGAAAAATAGCATGCGATATCGAGCGTTGCGGTCATTCATGCCCTTGTCGTTGTCGCACAAAAACCGATACTGCATCCCGTAGGCTTTGGCCTCTTGGTCGATCCTGAATTCCGGCTCACGCAGATACCTGCCCCACCATAAATCTGGCCCGCCCGCCTGCTCCTGTTGCTGCATATGTATCGTTTCGTGCGCCATTATTTCCGGCCGGATATATAGCCCTTCCGGGTTGTAAATCGTATCGCCGTAGGTGTAGATCGTACCCTTCGGCAGCACGCCGAAGGCATTGACTATGTTTTCAAACACCGGCGGGTTGGCCGCCACGATTTTGACTTCATCCATAAAATTATAAATTATCGCTTTTCTGCTCGATGCGCTTGCGCCGCGCCTCGCGCAATTTTGTAAAAATAGTTTTTTCTTCTTCGCTCAGTTCTTCCGGTATGCCAGCTACGCCCACCACGCCGCTATGCTCTACTTTGCTTGCCGGCATAAATTCATGGTCTTTCTTCTCGATCCAGCGCCAGGCATCAGGCGCATTGCCCAGCGCCGCGATGATCGTGCGCCTAGCTTTCATGTTCGGCGTCAATTTTAACGCTTTCTTTTTCTCCAAAAATTCTGGATTTTTTAACTGGTAATTATAAAGCGTTGCCGGGGCGATACCCGCATAGAGGCAGGCTTCAGCATCCGGGAATGCATTTGAGAAGGCATCTTCAAGTTTTTGGAGCACAATGGCGTCGATTTTTTCCGGTCGTCCGGAATGCTCATAACGCTTTTGGTGATTGGTTTTTCTGCCCATATTATTGCTCGGCCAGGAGTCGAACCTGGATCTCGCGGTTATGAGCCGCGCGTGATGCCATTTCACCACCCAGCTATATTACCACTCTATTTCCTTGCCGTTTTTCTTAATCTTATTGTTTTCCGTAAATTCGCAATAGCGCTGCACGATCACATCCACGTACTTCGGGTCCAGCTCCATGCCTACCGCCATGCGCTTCGCCTTTTCGCACGCGATGATTGTGCTGCCGCTACCCATGAATGGATCAAGCACGATATCTCCCTCCTTGCTGCTGTTAGCCAGCGCATAGATTATCAATTCAACCGGCTTTTGAGTGGGGTGGACATAATCAATCACCGATTCCCGCTTCATGGTCCAGACCGTCATCTTGCCCTCGCGTTCCGCCTGCCGCATCTTCTTCGCCCAGGCCAGGAGTTCTTGGTCTGATTTCGTGAAGTCCACTACTGTCGCGTGCGTCCGGTTGCCGTAAAAATTAGTCTTTGAGCCCTTAATGCCGGCGTAATAGAATGGTTCGTGTTTCCAGCGATAGTCCCCCCAGCCGAGCGCCGCCATCGGCTTATTCCAGATCAGCTGGTTACGTATCTCAAATTCTGACGCTCTCATTGCCACTTCAAACTGCGCCTGGGTGGAGGTCGAATGGAAGACATAGGCACCGCCCCCCCCCTTGATCGCCGAGCGCATCTGTTTGAATGTAAATTGCAAAAATTCAGAGAATGCTGCCTCGCTCATGTTATCATTCGCTATCCCCTGCTTGGTATTTTTGCCTTGCCCTTTGTAATTGACGTTATATGGCGGATCGGTGAAAATCATATCCGCCTTGGTAGTACCGAGCAGTTTCGCGTAACTATCTTCCAGCGTGGCATCGCCGCATAATAGCTTATGGTCGCCCAATTCATAAAAATCGCCGATGATGCTCCGTGGCTTAGCCGGTAATGCCGGCACCAGGTCATCCTTGTCCTCCAGCTCGAGCGCCAGGTCGCAGCTAAAGCCGGTCAGATCGATCATTGGCAATGACAGGTCTTTCAGCTCGGCGATTACGCTTTGCATATCCCAATCGCTTTCATTGAGCTTGTTGTCAGCCAGACGATAGGCTCGCGCCTGTTCATCCGTCAGATTCAGCGTCAAAACCGGCACGGTTTTCAGATCAAGATACTTGGCTGCTTGATAGCGGCCGTGGCCGACGATTATCGTGCCTTCCTTGTCAGCCACGATCGGCTGGCTGAAGCCGAACTCTCTGATAGAGTTCGCGATCTGGATGATTTGTTTTTTCGAATGCTCCTTGGCATTGCGTTCGTACGGCCTCAGCGCGTCCAATATTTTTTGTTCTATCTGCATATCATTTATCCCATTCCGGCACATCAAATTCCAGCCGCTTTTCTGCCTCGCCGACCTTGAATATGATCTCCTGCTTGCCCGGCTTCCGGATGTAGTAGGTCACCGGGTAATAATAACATGGCCGGTGGTCCGAACCGACGCTCTTCGGCTTGCCCCACCAGGCGCCGGTACCGTGGTATAGATGATTCTGGCTTTCGTCCCCTGGCACGGTTATTGATAATTCCAGCTCATTCAAATAGCTTACCTTCTCGTTCTCGGTCTGCTTTATTACCGCGCCAATCAGGATAAAATTCCGCTCATCCCTCGGCTCCTGCCTGGCGAACAGCTCCCGCCCTAGGCCCTTGCCTGAGATCGGGTTGATGATTTCGATTTCGATGGTCATATGTTTACTATGTTACGTTTCCAAAAAAATTTATTCGCAGGATGGTCCGGATCATTCAGGATGAATTTGAACTTATACTCGCTGATGGCGAACTTGCAGTCCGGATCGCTGCAGCGCTTCAATTTATCGTCATTCAACGGTTTTTCGCAGATCGGGCAATTATTGTCATGCAGATTCTGCCATTTCATCCTGACTACCTCGACCGGCTCGCCCGAACGATTCGCCTTTATCGATTCAAAGCGCGGGCGGCTGATGACAAAACGGCACTTAGTGCAGACTATTTCATCCTCTCCGTCGTGCTGGGTCAGAGCCGCGCTGCAGTGAGGACATTTGAATTCAGCAAGATTTTTCCAGATCACGTTTTTTGTTTAATATTTTTTCAATCGTTGTTTTTGCCTCTTCGAATCCGTGGCAGACCGCGGCCGTGACTGAAGGCAGCTTATTTAATTCCGTGATCCAGTCGCGCTGCGCCTCGCTGATCGTGCCGCCCTTGCATCGTTTCATCTCGATGAAGACCAGTCGTCCGGGCAGTATAATCATCATATCCGGCACGCCCAGACGGACCCCGCTTTTCTGATTTTTAATTTTCGTGCCCCAGTTGCGAGTGAAGGTATCCTGCGCCAGTTTTGAAAACTTAAAATGCATCAGCTCCAGCCATTCGACTAAGAGACATTGCTCTTGATATTCCGTCAGATTGATTTTTGGTATTGCCATATACCGGCGACGGGAATCGAACCCGCATTTTCCGAGGATAAGTCGGATGGTCTGCCATTAGCCTACGCCGGATTTTGATTTTAAACGGGGCTTTGTTGGGGTTGGCTTTCAACAATGATCCCCGATGTTGTGATGAGTAGCGACGCGATGGAAACTGCGCTCTCAATACCAGCGATCAGCACTTCGACCGGGTCGGCTACACCCACGTCCATAAAGTGGCCGATCCTCCCCGTAACCGCGTTGATCGCCTCAGCGTCGGTCATAGGTGCCAGGTTGTCGATGCCCATATTGAGCTTCAGCTGCCTGAACGGCGCTTGTAACGCTTCATTCAGGATCTCGCTCCTGGTAGACAATCTCGACAGAGCCAGTCCGGCTCCGCACGTCACTCCGCCTTTTAAAGCGGAGCGAACGGCATTGACGGCGTCTTCCACTTTATATTTTAACACGTTAACCTCATTCTCGGTAGGTGCGCCCACCTTGATGACGGCAATTTTGTTACTAAACCAGGCCAGCCGCTTATTCAGCGCCTCGGATTCCTTTTTGTCCTGGGTGACGATTACAGCGACCGTCAGGTCATCCTTGGCTTTTTTGATTACTGCTTTATCGCCTTTCGGACCGACAATCACCGACTCCCGCTGTTTGGCGGTAAAGCGCTCCGCTCTACCAAGGTCTTCAATCGTGGCCATTTCCAGCTTATCGCCTTTTTGCTGCGAGAACATCTTGCCGCCGGTCATTAATGCAATGTCGTCCAGGGTGGTGTCGCCCGATGGCCGGTTAATGGCGACAACGTTGAACTTGCCCTGCATTTTATTCACGATCGCGGTGGCTAAAGCATTCTGCTCAAGATTGTCGCAGATGATGACCAGGTTGAAGATCTGTTTGGCCACCAGCTGGTTCATAATCGGCATGATATCATTGACCTCAGTCAGACGGTAGTCGGTAATTAAAATATGCGGCTTTTCAATCAGCGCCTCCATCCGCTGCGGGTTAGTGATCATATACGGCGAGAGATAGCCGCGGTCAAGCTTGATGCCCTCGCTCATCTCAGCTATAGTTTCCATCGTGCCGGACTTATCCACCGTGATCACGCCATCGACTCCGATCTTATGCCAGGTATCGGCGATGATGGCGGCGATTATAGGATCATCAAAACTGATCTGCGCCACCTTGGTCAGTTCTTCTTTGCTCGCTATCTTCACCGCCGCGGCCATCAGCTGTTCTTTTGCCTCGATCATCGCCGCCTTGAGCTCTTTCGCCACCTTATGGCCGTCAAATTTATCCTGCCTCGCCACCGCCTCGATGATTGCCTGCAGCATGATCAGTGAGCTGGTGGTGCCGTCGCCTACCCGGTCGTTGGTCTTGATGGCGGTTTCGCGCACTACCTGCAGGATCGCGTTTTCCACCGGATCCGTAAATTCCAGATCCCGGGCGATCTGCACGCCATCATCCACCACCATTTTGTGAGTAAATTTTGAGATGATCACCTTGTTTGAGGCCGGGCCATACGTTGGCCGAATCAAATTCACCGCTTTGTTGACGGCATTGCGGATCACCTCAAACATCTCTTTTTGCACGATTGTTACGGACATAATTTTAAATATTAATTATAGTTTTTTCTTTTTCGTACATTTTGGCAAATACGATTTTGGTCGGCCCTGACGCCTGCGCATAAGTCCGGACATGATCCTTGAGATAGCGCACGTTGTCCACCCGGCTTTTGTAGCCCTTATTCCATTTGCGGCGCACCCCGCAGATCTGACAGCGCTCAACCACAAAGCTCGGCGCATCCTTGATCTGCGTAAAATCATGAGGCTGGCCAAAACGGCAGCCTAGCCGGATGCCGTATCTCATACTAAAACCGCGACGACGTCATCGATGTGGATCAGTTTATACTCCACTTCTTTGCCATCCTCGCGTCTTTTAATAGTTTCGCCGGCATATACGCCGTAGATTATTTCACCGCCGATCCGGATGCTTGAATCCGTTACGCCGGCGCCGATGCCCAATACCGTACCCTGCGCTTTTCTTTCCTGATCGACCGATCCGGGGATGATCAGTCCGTTTTCCGTTTCCCTTGATTCTTCTTCCTGCGGCCGCACTAAAATATATTTATCCACCGGCCGGATTTCTTTTAATGATTCGTTTGCCATAAATATAAATTATAATAATTCATCAATGCGAGTGTCCCTGCCCTCGCGTTTATTTTTTTCAATAATTTCCTTGCGCGCAATCGCCGTTTCTTCTTCAGGGATGAAGATGTGGGCTTTCGGCTGCGGTCCGGCCGCCTCCAGCCGTCGCTCTACAATGCGCATTTTGCGCTCCATACCGGCGCGGAAATACGCCAGGATGGTAAATATCAGGATGGCGATCAGTAGCCCGATTATAATGCCGATAATGATGCCTGGCATATTATTCTGGTTTAGAGAGTTCCGGCTTTTTGCGCGCGCTCACTACGGTCGGATTGGCGATGATTAGGCCGTTATGAATCACCGGGATAGCCGCGATTCCCAGCTCGTATTTAGCGAGCAATGGTTTTAGTTCCGCGTTGAAGCCGTCGACACGCGCTTGCATGTCTTTTTCTTCCTGCGGTTCGTGCTGTTCAATCATGTTTTTATAAAAAATTATTAAATTTTTTTCCAGCGCGCGGCTGCCCCTTTTTTGCCGATTTTTTTAAAATATTTTCGGCCGCGTTTGTTCAGCGTTGATAATCCGCCGATCCGTCCGATGGCCGAGAATGCCAGCTTTTCGCTTACGCTGATTTTTATTTTTTTCATTGCTATATTTTTCCTGGCGCCCCGTGGCCGACCGGCAAAGAGCGGATTTGGTTGACCGCGCCGCAGATTACGATCGCGATTATCATATGCGCTTCACTGTAGGTGATCCACGCCACCGCTACTATCTACACTTTCATCGGAGAGCTACTCCGGCTTGGCCGATCGATACGGGGCGCCAGGATTGTCTTAAGCTTCGGGTTCCGGGGTGACTTCCGGAGTGGCCGTTTCTGCCGGTGTTTCCGCCAAATCTTGCGATTCTGTCGGAGGGACAAGCGTGGTCGGATCCGACGACTCGGTCGTTGATTCGCCTTCGCTCGGAGTTTCCACCGGCGCTTGCTCCGCAGATTCTTCTGCCGGAGGCATAGTTTCGCCGACCGGCGCTGATACCGCTTCCACCGGCGCTCCGCCGTAACGGGCGCAGACCTCTTCGCCTGCACCGATCACATGGCCGGAGGCACAAATTTTTTCAGTCATTTTTTTCTCTTAGTAAATTAATTCGCCTAATATATTTTGATTATAGCAAGCCGTTGATATACTGGCAATAGCTTTCATAATTTCAATCGCCACCTGCGGCACGATGGCATTCCCATATGCTTTTAGCTGTTCGTTTCGGTGCCCGGCTTTGGTGAGTTTAAGTCCGTCCAATTCAACGGATAGCCCATCATCCAACTGACAAAATTCGGTTGCAACTTCAAGCCAGTTTTTATCCCATTCTCCTGAATTGTCCCATCGAGATAATTTTTCTTGTAGTTGTGAATGCTCCCCGCGCTCCCCGCGCTCCCCGCGCTCCCCGCGCTCCCCTCTCTCGCCCTCGGTGTCGGTAGCATTTTTATTGTTTTGTCTATTCCTCCCTGCTTGCTGTTCGGTCCCCGGCTCTTGTAGTCGCATTGTGTTGGTGTCGGCAACATCGGACTCGCCAGCACATCCTTCACTTTTACTCCGAACCGCACTCCCTTTGCGTTTGTCCTGCTCCATGATCCGTTTTTGAATTCCGCATTCTTTACCGGCGCTCCCTCCGCTTCGCTCACTCTCGCAGTTGGCAATAATCCACACCCTATCTCTTCGGTGCGGAGCATTGACGGCGACAGCTGGAATAACAATCGGCTGGACGTCGTAGTTTTCGTTTTCCAAATCAGTGCACACTTGTTCGAATACCATCCCCCCCCTTGAGTAAGAAGGCCACGCACGTTTTCAGCGATAATCCATGTCGGCTGAAATTCTCGTATAACTCGAAGCATTTCCGGCCAGAGAAAACGGTCATCCTGATCGCCTCGTCTTTTCCCGGCTTGGGAAAAAGGCTGACAGGGAAAACCTCCGGTGAGGATCGTAGTTTGGTTGCCAGTCCATCTCCGCTGTTCTTGCTCGCTCCCTTGCGGTTGTAATTGCCGTTCTGAGTCGGAGTTGGTAAGAGTTCTGATGTCGCCATATATTTTTGAGTTAGGCCAATGCTTTTTCAACACAGCTTGGCAAAATTTATTATTATCACAAAAAATATGCTCTACGTCAGGCCAGACCTGATCCATCGCATAGGCGAATCCGCCAATGCCTGAAAATAAATCTAAATGTTTGATTTTCATAAGCTGTTAATATAATCCTGATTTCGTTTTTCCGCCTCAATCCGATCATAAACATCGTCCTTTTTTTGACCCTTGCGGAATCCGTCAGCAAACGGACAGTCGGCAAAATGCGACTGATATTCGCCCGGTGCTATTTCGCTCACCGGCATTTTTTTGCCGGTCAATGTCGCTGCGAAACGGATCGATTCACCGCATTTTTTGCACTTGGTCGGCCGGGCGTCCAGATCAAAATAAACCTCTACGCCGCCCGCCAACTTTACTTTCCGGTAATTCATTTTTTTCCGCCGCCAATTTTTTTTTGATTCCGGCGTATTAATTTAAATTAATATTAAATAAATATTATAATAAGCGAGTGGATAACTCTACGGCTCCCCATTATTTGCTTTGTTGTTAGCCATATTTGATGTGGATATCCTTGTGGATAAACTGTGGACGCGCCAACAGAGATTTATCGGCTTGATAATTTCTACCCGGTACTGATTTTCCGTCAATTTTTTTGTTTTTATATAGCCCTCGCGCTCCAACCGATCGTGCCAATCAATAAAAATCTTTGGATGAATTTCGAGCTTCTTAGCACAAGTTTTCCAATAAAAAGTCAAGCCCGGATTGGCTCGACCTAGTTGGCAGTTGGCGTATGAAAGATAAAACTGGTATAGCCAGATGGCATCCCCCATTTTCTGCCGGTGCTTTGGATCCTGCACCAACTGATTTTTTACGTAGAAGTAGTAGTCTTTTGACATGCGACAAGCTTCGTGTTAAAAAATTGCTATTTCATTATTGCTTAAATTTCTTTTGCTGGCTAGTGGATAATTTGTGGATTAAACCAGCCTCATCTGTTCGGAATCGCCGTCGATCATTGCCCAGTTCCGGGGATTGTAGTCGGCAAAATCGCTGCGCCGGTCGGTCTTGATCGCCTTGCGCTTGGCTAAGGCCTGCTGTACCAGCTCGGTGTGATTTTTAAACATGTCATTTAGCGTCACAATTGCCTCGCTGCGGCCGATCAGCTTGCCCTCCCAGTACTTTGCCGCTTTCGGAATAGATTCGCCACGTAGGGCTTTCCATGCCCAACCAGTGAGAAGCCAATAGCCGCTGCCGCGCCAATTTTCCGGCTGCTTGATCAAACCGAGGTAATCGCACTTCGTCTGGCGCTTTAAAATGCCTTGGGTGGTCGCCAGGGTCGGCAGATGTACCTTATTGGCTTCGGTAAAACTCATGCCGAGTTTTTTATTATTTTTGACTTCCCTCGCCATGGCTAGTATCAGCAGGGCATCCAGCAGATCCGCTTCGTATATCGTGATTTTCATGCTCCGCTGGCAACCGGGACATAGGCCAGGATCGCCGAGTTTCGGACCGAGTTCATAAACCATTTTTGTCCATAAGAACGTCGGATCGGCCGCGAGTGATGGCTGTATCCTGATCAATTTTGCGGCGAATGTGATTAGGGCTTTTACTTCCGATTCTTGATACTCAATGTGATTTTTTTTCATATGTTAAAAATAAATTTTAGAGAGGGTGGGATCGTTTTTTCGATCCCGGCTCAAACGCGTCCCCATGCCTAGTAAAGTCGCGGTTCGATGTTGCCGGAGGGATTGGCAAGAGTAGGCCCGATGCCTCATTTTCCCCTCCACCCATTATTCAGTTATAAATCCTTGCAGACGTATCTTGCTGCCCAGTCCGGGCTGCATGTACAGCATGTCGCCCTTGCCGGCTAGCTTCTCGGCGCCATCTTCGTCGATTATTACCCGGCTGTCTGTCGAACTGGCCGTGGTCAGCGCGATTCTGGTCGGGAAGTTCGCCTTGATCAATCCGGTGATGACATCCACGCTCGGCCGCTGCGTTGCGATGATCAGGTGGATACCGACCGCCCGCGCCATCTGCGCTAAGCGAATGATGTGATCTTCCACCGATGCCTCTTTGCCACTTTGGACTTTTTCGGTGATGGTGGTGTTTTTGGTCCGAGTCACCTTTTTGGTCTGTTTTTTGCCGGCGGTCTTATCTTTGATCCTGGAGCGCAGCATCAGGTCGGCAAATTCGTCGATGACCAGCACGATGTATGGCATTGGCAGGTATGGTATTTTAGCTTCGCTGGCCTTTTTATTGAAGCTGGCTATATTGCGGCAGCGAGTTTTTTCCAGCGCTTTATATCGATTTTCCATTTCTGCCACTGTTCCGGTCAGCATTTCTGCCGCGTCGTCATATTCGTAGACCACCTTGCGGCCGTGGAGGTGCGGCTTCTTGGCAAAGGTTGATAGTTCCACCCTTTTCGGGTCGATCAGTATCAGCTCAAGCTCATGCGGCTTCAGTTGCTTGGTTATGGCGGTTATCAGCGCGTTGATCAGCACGCTCTTGCCCGAGCCGGTACTGCCGGCGATCAGCAGGTGTGGCATTTCCGCCAGGTTTGATTTCATCACCTTGCCATGGACATCGACGCCGATCGGCAGCATCAGCGTACCTGGCGTCAGGTGGCTTTTGTTCAGGATGACGCTGCCGCGCGTTTCGTTCTCTACCTCGATGCCGATCAAGCCGGTTCCCGGTATCGGCGCCAGGATCCGCACGTCAGCTCGGGCTTCGATGGCTCTCGCAATATCGGCCTTATGCTTGGCAAAGACGCTCATCCTAATTCCGGCCGATACCTTGAAGCGGTATTGCGTTACGCTGGCACCCACCTCTTGGCCGACCGGTTCCACCGGTATGCCGAATTCGGCCAGGCGCATTTTGATTTTCTCTTCCGGGGCCAGATGCTGGTTCTCTATCCTGTCCAGTCGGCTCGGGACGAAACGCTTCGAGATAAGCGCTACGTCCTTGACTTTATGCATCACCTCTACATCGCTCATGTCCGATGAGAGCAGTCCTTGCGCATATAGCAGCCCGGCCTGCTCGCCGTCGAATGGATCGGAAAGGTTCGGCAAGTATATCGAGTCCGGATTGGCCAGAAATTTGACCGCGTCCCGGTAGAGATTATAAAAAATGATCCGGTATGGTTCGTGATCGAATGGTATGGCGTAATCCCTGATCTGCGGCGTACCAACATTCTCGCCTTTATTCTCGGTCGTTTTTACTTCGCGGAAGAGCATGCGCTCCGCTTTGATGCCCTTGGCGGCCAGTAGCAGGTGATCCATGAATTGGCTTTGCACGATCTTAATGTAATCCTCAACTTCATAGTCGGTGAAGCTTTTGGTAAATTTTACGTCGATGATATCGTATTTACCGTCGGCACGTTTGTGGACCAGATCCGGGATGCCAACTGCCGGCAATGGCAATTCTTGTCCATCCGCGGTCACCAGTTCAGCTTCCAGCCTTTCTTCGCACATGATGATCTCATGATATTCCGGCTCCTCGGCAAAATAAAACCGCATCGCTTGATGATACGTTTTTAGCAGTTGCTCCCGCGATCCGGTCTTGCCGTAGTCGATATAATTGTCATTGGCATCCTCCAAATAATCCAGGCCGATTTTTATCGCCATCGCCTGCTTCTCGGCCTTGTCATCCGGCATGATTACTTCAATATTGCCGCCATAGTAGGCTCGCAATGCCTCATGTCCGGCCTTGCCAACCATGCCGGAAACGCCTATCTTGCCATCGTAGACGTTCAGCACGTACTTCAGTTTGAAAATTAGCGGATTACGCAATAGTTGCGTAAGCGCTGAGTAGCTTAGTCGGTCGACCGGCAGATGCGCGGTCTTTTGTTCGTTAGGCATGTTGTTCGCGATAAATTAATAAATTGTTAATTCAATTATAGCGCAGTTGCTAAACCTTGTCAACTCTTGACATAGGCTCATGTTCGCCAAACAAGGACGGCTGGTTTTCCGCTACTGTCGTTTTTTTGCAGACAGTGCATAACTTATCCTTGGCCCTGCCCCATTTGAATGAGTAACGCGGTTTGCCACAGCGGCTACAATTGTACGGATTGATCCGGCGCCACTTTTTTAAATTCCGGCGGCCGCCACTTAAAGACGATTTTTCCATATGCTTTCATTGATAAACGATGGGCAAATTCTACCAAGAGCCGGTGGTATGCATCTTCCCTTTTTTCAAAATATCCGCCTCCGAATGGCCGGTGCATGCGCTTGGCGCGGCGGATCACCTTGGCTTCCTGATTAACCACACCCCAGGCCGGATATTCTTCCGGCTTTATTTTCACATCCTCCGGCAGGACGTAATAATAAAAATCTACGATTGCCATCATGCCAGGATCGTTGGCGTATCGATCGGCTTCTTTCTGCTTTTTGCAAATCAAATCTGCTCTAGACTGTTTGCATTCGAGATAGTAGATATCGCCGTTGGCTTTCATCCCCATCACATCAGCCACGCCGTAGGCGCCGGATAGATTGACCTCATCGGCATATACAATGCAACCGACATTCTGCAGCCACCACAATCCGATCTGTTTCAGTTTTCCGGTACGCTCTTTTGCGGTCATATATTCAGCGGATTTGTGGGGCATAAAAATATTAGCTGATATTTAACTTTAGCCAATCAAGTAGTTGCTCTCTTGTGGCATATTTCCACCAGACATTACCGCAAATAATCCTAAAAGATTACTTTCGTTTTTTGCATCTGGATGATTACAGCTTGAGTGAGCAGAACCTGGAACTTCTCCACGATGTTTACATTCGTAGCAATTTGGTTTATCCATATTGATAAATTATTAAATTACCAAATCATCAAATTCCAAATCACCCGCGAACGCAACGGACGTAGATCGTATACGTCTTATCGTCGTAGCTCTGACCGCCGCCGGTGAAATTCACGTTCCTGGCGTACGTACCCGAGTACTCGGTCTCCGACCAGTAATAGCCGGCTCCGAAACCAGGAACCTTTTCATCGTATGCTTGTAATAATTCTACCCGAGTTGGTAACCTCCACCCTTTACCCTGTTTCTCACACCAGTCTTTAGCGTCTTGCCAGTTTAATTCTTTCTCGCAGGTCCTGCCCCATTCTAAAGTTTTTTTAGGGATTTCTTGGATTACGTTTTCTTGGACTTCTTGTCCGCAAGTTTTGCATTTCATATAGATTATTTAATTATTAACTCCACCCTAAGTTAGGGGGGGGGCTAAGGTTGCTCTATTCCTTCGTTTTTAAGCAGTTTATCAGCGTTTACCTCGCCGTTCCAAATCATATCCGAAATATGACCATAATCAGTTGGCATCCCCTCTATTCCCAGAGTGTCGGCTATAGCTTCTTCAATATAAAGCAACTGTTTATAATGGCTTTTAGCAAGAGATAATAATCCGATAACTTGCCAATATTGTATTTCTGAAACCTTTTTTAACTTTTTCATATTATTTAGTCCATTGCCTCTAAAATTATATTTATTGATTATTCGTTAGGGGTGGGGGTTAATCTTTCAAAACATAGGTCGCTCCGTTGATTTTTATCTCTTTGAGATTTTCATTCTCCTCTCCAAATTTTGCTTCACCTTTATAAACAAGCTCGTAGTCATCATTAACTTGAACAAATTTAATATCTTCTTTTTTGTAGCGAATACCAAAGAAAAATCCAGCCAGTAATTTTAGTTTGCCGAAGACCTCCGCATTGCCGAAGACCCTCGCATTGCCGTAGACCCACGCATTGTCGTAGACCTCCGCATTGTCGTAGACCTCCGCATTGTCGTAGACCTTCGCATTGCCGAAGACCCTCGCATTGCCGTAGACCCACGCATTGCCGGAGACCCTCGCATTGCCGGAGACCCACGCATTGCTGGAGACCTCCGCATTGTCGTAGACCTTCGCATTGTCGTAGACCCACGCATTGTCTTCTTGACTTAAATTTTCCTCTTTTTCGACCCACCCACCCAAATCACCCTTGCTTACGTTTCCGAAACTTATAAGGGCTTCAATTTGGAATAGGGTTGTGCCAAAATATTCTTTTTTAGTTTTAGTCAGTTTAAATTTTTTCATATTGATAAATTATTTATAGCTTAGAGGTGGGGCGATTGTGGTTGCCTGTTTTCTACGGCATATACCACGATATAGCCGATAAGGATTGCCGCAACCATTCCCCAATTTCCCATGGTGATCTTGAAAACGGCGCCCAGCAAAATAATGGCTATGTAAAATCTGGTCATATATTTATAATTTGATATCGCTGGTATCTATACCCAGCTTTTCGTTTTTTTCTTCCGGAGTTGTTTGTGTTGGAACCTGCTCGATTACCGAATTGTCGTTTGTATGCAAGGCACGTCCAGTCGCTGGGCCGAATGCATCCAGCCGTGGCTTATCTATACCCTCGCCCTCATAATCAGTTTCAATTGCTTTTTGGATCTCTTGTGTTTTCGGCAAAAGCTTAGCGTGTTGTAGCAAGCAGGTTTTTGCCCACATCCACAAAAACGGATCCTTGTCGCTATTCCATGGGCTATCCTTGCTTGTTTTGGCTTTAGAAATTTCTTTTATTTCCATCACCGCAGCTTTGTCCATCACCTTGAATGTTTTGCTGCCATCGCTCATTTTGATTACCGTATAAACGCCGATTGCCTCGCCTCTCGCCTTTCCAAACATTGCCGGCTTGTGAACCAGATGCGCCTCAAGTCCCTCTTGGTAATCAAACTCATCGTTTTTATAAATTATGTTTGCCGTGATGGTGCTGATTTTCCCGGTTCGATATAGCAACGTGACCACACCTTGATATCCTAATTGGAATTTTGCTTCCCGGCCGTAAGGAATTATATATGCCTCGCCACTAACCCCTGATGGCATAAATCTGAACTGCGCGCTGGTTACGAATGCGGTTAATAGAGACTGCTTGTCGCATTCCAATAATTTTGGCAGCCGGCGGACATAGTCCACTGCAGCGGTCATAAAGCGCATCGCTTCTTCTTCTCTTCCGCCATAATAATTTACTACTTTTTTCATGTAGTCGCCGCTCATGTCAATCCTCAGCTGATCAATTGGCGTTGGCAATTGCTTGTTCGGTTTTGACACCGAATGGGTGGGTGTTTTTTCCATAAATTTTACTTTAAATAATTAACAGCTTTTAATAAAAATTCCTGATTATCCTTGAAAAGTCCCAAACCTCGATTACAATCCCCGCATAAAATTCCCCGAATCTTTTTGGTCTTATGGCAATGATCTATCCCAAGTTTTTTATCCGATCCACAGATGGCGCATTTACCGCCATGCTTTTTCATTAGATCAAAATATTGTTGCGGTGTCAGTCCGTACCTGGCTTTCAGTTTGTTTTTCCAAACCTGATGCCGGATTTTTTCTGCTTGTTTTTTGCGATAGCAAATTCTATCGGCTTTTAGTTTTTCTTTATTTTTATTCTTATAATTTAAATTATAATCCTGCGCCTTTTGTTTATTTTCTCTGCGGTATTTTTTCAAATATGCGGACATCTTTTCTTTGTGATTCTCTTTGTAGGCCATGTTTCTATAGTCGAACCTTGCCGGATTCGACCGCGTTAATAAATTTGATGATGTTTTCCCCTTTGAAGCGGTACTTCTTGGCATTACCCTCGCCGGAGATGATCGCTTTCAAAAAATTGCCGGTTTGCTGATCATGCTCGACGAACTTCCGCACCGTCGGGTACGTCTTGGCCCAGGGGAATAATTTACCCTGGACGATTTTTTGCATTGAATAGTACTCTTGTGGCTTGATTTTTGTAGTCATATTTTCATTATACTCTATTATCAATCCTTGTCAATACTTGATAATACTTATTAGATTATTTTTTGCTGCGCCAGCCGTTTTTTTGCGATGGTGATATACTCCGGGTTCAGTTCGATGCCGATGTATTGCCGGCCTAGGTTCCGGGCGACCACGGCTGTTGTCCCTGACCCCATAAAAGGGTCTAAAATGACCCCTCCTACAGGGCAACCGGCCTTGATTGGTGTTTTCACCAGATCTTCCGGGAATATGGCAAAATGGGCCTCTTTTGATGGTCTATTGGCTATCGGCCAAATAGAACGCATATTCCTTTTGCCCGGCGTGCCGAGGTGAGTCGGGTTGGCGAGATACTTTTTCTTTAGTTCTGCCGGTGTCGCTTTATATTGCGCTGATTTTATCTTGCCTTTTTTGACATCCCAAACACGGAGGTTGAACGATTTCCATATCCGGTCAGTCCCCTTTTCCTTTTGCTGGTCAAAGTAGTATTCTCTTTGCTTGACGAAGAAAAAGATTTTTTCAAAGTCTACAGTGAAGCGGTCCTTGGCGCTTTGCGGCATGCAGTTGGTCTTATGCCAGATTATTTCATTGCGCAGGATCCAGCCGCGATTGACCATCTCGATCGCGAACCGGGAGGGTAGCTGCAATAGTGTTTTGTGCGGCAATAATCTTGTCCCTGCCCGCGGCACTTTGCCGCCGTTGTTGTTGCGCGACTGTTTCGGCCAGCGTGTCGTATCCCTTGATCCTGGTGCGCCGCTGTTGTAGGTGTCACCCATATTCACCCATACCGTACCCTCCCGCTTCAGCACGCGCCAGATTTCGTCAAATATGTCGCATAGATTATTGATGTAGTCCCTAAAATTCGGCTCCATCCCGAGCTGTCCTGCTACGCCGTAATCTCGCAGCGCCCAATAAGGCGGCGAGGTGACGACACAGTCGATGCTTTCATTCCGGAATGTTTTTAGCACCGCCAGACAGTCGCCCTGATAGATCTTATTTTTTTGCATATTTGTGCTTGTTTTCATCGTAATATTCCTGGCCCTGCCGGCGCATCTCTTCTCTCACCAGCAGTAGCAGTTTGCCATCCGTTTTTCGCCAAAAGTAATCCTTGGATCTGCTGCAGCACGATCCCCAGCGCATAATCGATGATAAGTGCCGTTGCGTAAGCAGGCATTTTTTACCGTCCTTAAATTTTATACGCTTCCGGCCACTAGCATTGTTTTGTGTCATATGTTTAAAAATTAGTCACCTCGGTCTGGCTTTCGAACCGCGCAATCTCTTTGGCCAGCGCAATAGAGTTGATGTTTTTTATATTGGTCTGCGGGTATATTTTTAAATTGCCGGCGACCGTCTTGATGTATAGCGCGGTATTATTTTCATGCGGCGGGGCGAAGCGCAGCAAAAACTTTTCCAAGGTTTTGCCGCGCGATTGGTCCAGTTCCACTTGGCCGATGCAGGCCATGAAGCCCAGCTCCGGCGAATCAAAGCTGGCAAAACGACCCTTTTTCTCGGCGCCTGGTTGGCTCGCGTAGGCTAGGTTGCAAGGATTATTATTCCTCTTTGCTAAAATCGGCCGGCCGTATTCGGCCGCTAAACGCCCGGCCTTATCTATCTCGACCTTGATTTGAGTTTCCGCTTCGGTCAGGATGGAGTCAGGTTCTTCCTGATGGATCGGCGCCGTTTTTACCGCCCATACCGTACCGGAAGCCGTTTCTCGTATCGTCAGCGTCGTTGGCACCTTTTCCGGTTCATAGCGCAGTCCGCCCGGCAGGTAGGCGCGGCTGACAAAAAATATCGCTATTAGCAATGTGGCGACGAGCACCGCTATCTTGAAATTATCCTTTTGGCGCTCATTTAATTTTCTACTTCTCCAAGTCGTGCGAAAATTTTTCATATTTTATTTTTATTATTAGTTTCCTCGACGTATTCCGTGTACTGGCACTCATCACATCCCAGCAATTCGCGCTCTACCTTTAATCCCTCGCCGATCGGCACTTGTCTGAAACCGATCGGGGCCAGTACGCCGTTTGCGCATCGTGGGCATTTTTTCTCTTTTGTATTCATAATTTCACCGCCTCTCTAGTTGTGGATATCTATTTACAGTATACTCCTGTTATCAATTCTTGTCAATACTTGATATTGATTAAACAGCAAAAAAGGGCTGCTAAGACCCTTATTTGCTTTAAATTATATTTTTGCGTTGGCGAGCGCCTCCAGTACCCGGGTCATGTTCAGTGGCTGATCTAGATGCTGTAGCACCGGCCAGGCGTCCGATTTCGTGATGTCCATATTGTCGCCTTGAGGCACCTTGGCCAGCATCGCGTCATCAACTACCGAGAAGTTCAACATCTTAGGATCATTGACGTTCCAGACGAAATAATCCATTTCATGGAGGTACGGCTTCTTCACCCCTTTTTGCAGGAAGTAAATGGTCGATCCGGTCTTGCCTTTGATATTCTTGCCGTCGTAATCAGTATAGAATTTTGCCATATCGAGTGGCACGTCCAAGATGGCATAAATGCCGTAATCATTCTTTTCTAAAAATGCCATATCGATATAATAGTCGCCGTTGGCGCCCCAGCCAGCGCCATAGGTATTCTGGATCACATAAGTCTGCCGGTTCTGATATTCAAGATCGTAACCCTTGATCGTGGCGAAGTGACCGCCGATCAGCCAGCCGATAAATTTTGTTATCAGCCAGGGGTAGGAAAATCCGCCGCCCATATTGAACGCGGTATACCATGGTATACCAGTGCCTAGGATTTTACCTTCGTCCAATAATTTTATGATATCGTCATGCGAGGTCACGAGCCAATATGTCTGTATCTTACGCGTCGCGGCATCAGCCACTATTTCCGGGGTCAATTTCGCGCCGGAATATCGTGTCCAATCCTTTTCCGCTTCGCCCGGCAGAATACCTTCCCGCGCGATGCCATACTTCTGCATCATTTTGAAGCCGGTCCGAATGTCCGTCAGTCCAGTGCCAGTTATTAAGCCATCCTGTTTGGCATTGATCAATATCGATTCCGATTCCAGTTTGATTTGTTCGTTCGGCTCGTGCATCACCGCCGATCCATTGAATACGCAGGTGTTAAAGGTTCCCTGGTTTTTGACCGACAGGGTGGGATTGATGTGCCTGGTATGCTTGGGCGTGTATGCGCCAAACCAGCGCCAGCCTAGCTGCGCCGTATTCAGATCCCGGTCATCTTTTTTTGGCGGCTTTAAGCCGCTCGGCCGGCATACGATTAAATAGGCCAGATGGGTGAATCGGTTCGGATACTTTTTTGCAAAATAGAGTACGATGTTTTTCATAGTTTATAAATTATCATTGGTGGGAGGGGCGATGATTGGTCGCCCCTGAAGGAATAAGGCCGACTCGATGAGTCAGCGGCGGGGAAGCATCGCGCGACAGTCAGCGCAGAATATGGGAACCTTTTCCCATTCATCTTTGCAGCTGTCAAGGTAGATACACTGCTTCAGCGTGAGCAGTTTCCACTTGCCGTGGATCCGTACTCGACCGCACTTCGGACAGACGATGATTTTCGCCTTAGTGGTAGATTTTGCGGTTTCCACAGACGCACCCCCCATCGCCGACGCATTCGCAGCCTTCAAATTTTTCTACCGCTTCTTCCGCGGTAATTTCGCGGCGATTCATGAACTCCCGGTAGAGTTCAGCTTGCCGCGGATCGGTCGCGCCGACCTTGAAGGCATTGCCTATCGAGTCGTAATAGCCCCACGGCAACAGATATACTTCCTTCCTGTTGCCGGCAAAGATTGCGAAACCGTCGGCCTTGAACGTTCTTGTTTCCGTCGTGATGATCGCCTCGCCGGTGTCAGCGTCGTACTCGATCGTCAAACTTTTCTTCATGGCACACCTCCTTGAGTTGCGGGCATATCCGCCCGCGCTTTTTCAGGTTTATGCCGATGCATTTTTTCCAAGCCCGTTTTATGCCGATAAACTTGTGCTTTTTACTGCACCAGTAGCGCAATGTTCACCTCCGATATTTAAAGAGCTTTGTCTTTTTCGTCTAGCCTGGTTTCGATCCTGATGATCGATCCTTTCATCTCGGTCATATCGCTGGAGAAGTCATGAAGATGATTGTTGAGGACTTTTTTTATTTCTGCGATATCGGTGTCCAGCGTTTTGTGCCGCAGCACGCAGGTCGTTTGTACCGCCAGCATCTCGTCTTTAAGTTTTTGCGTATTGGCCTCCAGTTTGACCTCCGGCTTGCGTATCCGGTCATATAAAAATATGCCCAGCATCAATAAGGTCGGTCCGTATTGTAGAGAATCTTTTATAATTAAATTTTCAGTCATACATATTTTTATTTTTAGTTATCCACTTGTGCCTACCGCTTGCTATTGATATAATTATACCATGCATAACTTCTTTAAGAAAATTGATCATCCTTGGATCGCTCTCGGAGTAATTTTTCTGATCGGCGCTCTCTTGAGCCAGTACGGGATTACTGCCGGCTCGCTTCTTTTATTCGATCTCTTCGCCGGAATTGCTATTTACCGGATATTTTGCGACCGAGATTAGAACGTTTTTCTTTCAACAAAAAATCACTAAACTTCTCTTGCTTAGGGAAGTTCTTTTTTTCTAAAAACTTTGAGAATGATACCGGCTTTTTGTTAGTCATATTTTTATTATTTATAATAACTTCTTCCTGTGGAAATCTCATGCTAAATGCACCCGACGTTGGCAATTCCGGTTGAGAGATTTTTTTATTTTCTGCGGCTAACTTCAATTCTTTTAAATCTTTTTGCAAAAGTTTGGCGCTAGATGCCGGCAGATTATTAATCCCGGCTCCACCAGTTTTTAGCGCATTCAGCACTGCCTGGATCGCCGCGGAATTCTTTAGCAGGCCGTATCTACGAAGTAGTGGCACCGCGATTTCAGGCGAGGTCAGTATAGCGGTAATAATTCCCGGTAACACACCAGACATGAATGCGCCGATCTGTAATCCGGTTCGAGTATAAACGCCCACCTTGACGCCTGACGCGTGTTGGATATCCTCAATCGCTTTTAAATTCTTAATCTTGCTGGTTATGCCCGGCTTGATTTCTTCCAGGCGATTTAATAACTCGCCTTTGCGGAAGGTCTTGCCGGTGGCATTAGCGATTATATCAAAGGCGTTCGGTTTTAATTCACCGCGGCGGTCTACTAGATCTCGACTTAAACGCCGCAGTTCCGCCCTGCGCTCCGCGAATTCTGTATCCAATCCACGCTGGATCACCTCCCCGGTTTTAGACTTGACGTCACCCAGTCCCGGGATATCCCCGCGGTAGGTATCGTTGAGTTTGCGCCTAATCTGTTTGGCCACATTTTCTAGAGGTTCGCTCTTGCCGATCTGTCGCTCAAATTTTGACAGCCCGGACAGATCCTCGCGGAAGTTCAAAAACTTGTCAGCAGTCAGTTTGCCGTTTTTAAATTCCGGCTTCCATAGGTCATATAGATGCTGCAGCGCCCGCACATCCGAGGCGTCGCGTAATTTCGCGGCACCGCTGGTTTCCAGCTTGCCTTTTTTGATTATCATGCCGCTTAGTTCCTCAATTGATCTTTCGATGAAGTTCGGATCAACCTTAACCTCTACGCCGCTTTCCCTGATCGGTTTGTAGCCATAGCCGGATTCGCGCATCGCTTTGGAACGCTCGGCCAACGCCGATTTGATTTCGGACCCGACCGCGCCCCGATCTATTACCGAGCGATTGACCTTACTAAATGCTTTCGGTTCTTCCAATATCTGACCGATAGTTTCCGGCTGCAAACCGGTGGCTTGGCCGGTAGCAAACTTGGCGGCATTGCCAGCCATTTCGCTTGCCCCGCCGAATACGTATTTCACCGGTTGCGCCGTTTTTTCTATGCCTTTGTTTAATCCTTGGCTGTATGTGGCGGCAGGCTTGAAAGCGCTCGCTTCCCCGCCGGCCTCTACGTATGCCTTGAGCGCCTTTTTATTAGCGACAGAATCGGCCAGTTTTGCCCCGCCCTCCGCTGCAAGCAGAAAAGGAGCTATAGAGCCCACCGGATCATTTACCAGGCTTCTTTGGGCTGTTTTGAGCCCTATATCGATATTCGCCTGATTTCCGGTAAAAGCGCCCTTGCCGGCAGTGATCAGTCCCTTGCCGGCTTCCGGCACCAGTGTTTCATATGCCGCGCCCGGCAGTTCCTTGACTGCCTTGCCGAACGCGTTTAAATACCCGCCCGATTGGCCGGCCAGTTCTTTGAGTCCCGCGCCGGCCTCTTTCAGGTTATCGACGATGGTTTTTGGATTGATGAGATTGAGCGCTCCTTTGACAAAATTGAATGCTGATTTCGGCACGTTGCCGACTGATTTTAATGCCTCGCCGATCGCGCTCGGGTTATCGGTATTGGCCGGAAATAGTGCACCGGTCTGCTCCGCGAATGCTAGATCAGCCTGATTGATTGGCGCTATGGGCGCTGGCGCCGGGGTCTTTGGTATAGCCGCAACTTTTTGCTTGTAGATCGCCGAGACGTCCGCTACGTATTTTGGCGTGTCGTAGGCGATGCCGAATTTATTCACCCCGCGATGGTTCTCTTTATAAGCGTTTGGTTTTCCGCTGTTCCATTGCGAGGCGATTTGGGCCGGATTGAGTCCCTTGTCTTTCAGCATCTTGATCTGCGCGTAGGCCACCTTATTCTGATTCTCGACCGTCATCGGCGCGTTCGGATCGCTTAGGTGATTACCGGCCCAGGACTTCCAGGTCGCTGGCATAAACTGATAGGCGCCGTATTCGCCGCTACCGCCTTTGGCCTTGTAGTTGCCGCCCGATTCCTTTTGCAGTATAGCCGAAGCCAGCGCTTTGATCGTCGGATCAATCGCTGTCGTTGTCGGAGTTATTGCTGCGTTTGCCATACTACCATTCTTCGGCAAAGCCACCGCCGGAGCTGTTACCCCCGGACATGTCGGTCACTCCGCCAATATATGTTTTAATCGAACCCTCTAGGGTTGCTCTAAATACGTCGTCTAATTGTTTTGCTTTCTGTAGCGCCAGTTCTTTGTTGTCGGTGATGGAAGGCAGTGCGTTTTTAATCCGGCGTACATCCGTATCGGTCAATACGCCCTTTTCGCCGGCGGCACGTGTCAATAGCGAGGTGAACGCCTCCAGCGTCGCCAGCAATGCCTTAGCGTTGTTGTTGGTCGAAAATGTCGGCGCCGCCTTAATGGCCGAAAGATAGGCCGCCTGTTTGGTCATGCTGACCGGGTCATTGCCGGCGGTGATTACCTTTGGTGTGATGTCCAAAATGCTCGCCATCAGCGACTTGGCCGTGTTATATTTTTGCGCGTCGGCCTGGATCAGCGCGGCGTCGTCCTTGCCCATCAGCGGGATGCCTAGCTGTTCAGCCGCTCTTTGCAGGTACGGCAATTGCGCTGGGTTGATTTTTGACGAGTCGAAGAATTGCACGCCCGCCACGCTATTGAGCGAGGATTTCAGCTCGGGCGCCAGATTGTTGAATGTAGCCACCGGATCGCTGGCAGGCGCATTATTGCCGCCGAGCTTACTGATCAATGTCGGTTCGCCGGTTAATGGATTAATGGCGTAGACCGTGTTTTTGGCGGCAAACGAGGAGGAGCCCTCGACTGCTTTTTGTGCGGCCGCTAGATTGGCTTGAGGCGACAGGGAATCATCCCAGCGCACGCCAGCGTCCGGATAAGTCTGGGCCAGGTTATAAAAAGTATCACGAGCTTGGATGTCATTGAGAGAGCCGCCGCTGGCTACTGTCTTGCCGGTCACTGGATTGATGAGTGAGGTACCTGGCGCGACCGCTACCGGCTTGTTGGCCTCACGTTTGGCCGCTAGCTTGTTTGCCTCGGTTTCCAGCGTAAATTTACTGGCATCGAGCGCCATGGTTCTTTTGGCCTGCAGTAGCGATGCCTGGCTTTCCAGGTTGGCCAGCTGATCAGTCTTTCTCGCTTCGATCGATTTCTGTCTGCCGGTTATGAATTCCATCGGAATCGGCCGATCGCCCTCACCAGTTATAGCTTGGCGGTATGAATCGTTCAATCTATTTATATCTTCGGCATTGGTTATTTCCTCTGGTGTTGCTTTCAGTTGGTTAGCATAGGCAGCGATTGCGCTTTCATACGCTGGACTGGTAAATGGGATGTCAGGCTCCGGCGCTGGTTCCGGTGCGGCTGGCGCGCCGGTCATCGGATTCTCCGGCGCTGCCGGTGCTGGCGCTTTGCCAAAGTCCGCCGGCGCCGCCACCTCGCCAAAATAGCCACCGGCCTTCAAGGCGGCGACATTCGGGATTGCTTGGCGGGTCGCGGCATCATACATCGTGGCGCCGACGCGGAAGATCGGCTTAGCCGGTTTGACCACGCCGCCGGTTGCTGCATTGGCGATTGAGCCTGATGGTGTCGTGACGATCTTCGCGCCCGATGGTTGCGGTACTGCCGGTTTGGCGGGACTGGCTAGCGCTGGTGCGGGCCTTACGGCGTTCGTGCTTACCACCGGCGCAATTGGCCGGATTGAGGTGACCGTTCCGGTCGCCGAAGCGCTTGGCACGCCCGGTACGGCCGTTACTGCCCTTTTTACCGTGTTGCCAAGAAATCCGCCAATTTTATTCATGGTATTTTGCAATCCGGGAGAGATATATAGCGACATATGTTTAAAGTGAGATTGTCAAATTTGGATTGATTATTTCGCTCCTGCCACCGTCGTTTATCACCAGGTCGGTCGTGTTGTTTATGCCACCGCCAAACAGATCCGCTAAATAATCGTCATACATCGTCTGCAGACCGGCAGCTCGGGTATCATCTTCTTTTGCCCAATAAATTGCGGCCGCGCGAATCCATGGCATTGGATGGAATGTTTCGGGCAACCATGGCATCTGACCGATAATATAGGTGGCGCTACCGGCAGCAATCGCAGTTCCGCCATAAGCTCGTGTCAAGGTGAGGTGCGTGGCGTCGGTCACGGCCGAAATTTCATACCATTCACCATCACCGGTCCCGGCCGTATCGATATGAGTTATTCTGATAAAACGCCCAACCATCTGCGCTGTCCAGCTAGTTCCGGAACCGACCACCGCCGTGCCGCCGTTGGCTACCGATACAATCGTGCCGGTGGTATAGTCAGCCGCCGACAAATCGATCACCCGGCATTTTTGATTCACATTGATCGTGTTGCTGGCGCTGGCCGGTTTTGGCCATAACCCTACTTGGCCGTTATAAACATAATACCATTCCGGTATATCTGACGTCTGAGTGGAATAATTAAGCCTATCCCACAATTGCCGGCTGGGGCAATGCCGCGGCACATAGGTCTTGCTCGAAACCACGACATTGATCGATCGTACCAAGTCGCAGTCATATGGCAGATTATAATTTTGCGTTGAGGCGATTGTCGTCAGCGTCCTCAATCTTTCCAACCACGGCCAATCACGCTTGGCGCAGATCTTCCGGTAATCGTCATTAGCCATCTCATCGCCCAGCGTCAGATTGGCAGAGGAAGTGTCTTTTGTGAGTGAGCCGAAAAACGCACGGCCTGTAGTGTATGACTTCATGTTGTTATTATACCATAGTTAATTCTACCAAAATAGAGACGTTCGCCACATTTGTCAGCGTACCGGCGTCTTTCAGGCATAGACGGTCGCCTTTAGCCAATGATCGGTCGTCCAGCGTCATGGTCATTGTGCCAGTCTGTACCGTGTTGGCCGTCGCTTTAAGCGATAACGTCGCACCTAATATCGAGGAACCGGCATCCGGCGCTTCCGTGCCGGATAATTTTTCCAGATCAAGCGTAACCGCTCCCGCATCATTCCCGGCAACCGCATGCACTTCTTTGAAATCTGTCACGACACAGGCCGCCGGAACGATATAAAAAATGCCGTAATTGGCCGCCGTTGCCGCAGCCGTCCCGGCAATAGTTTCGTGTATATATATTTTCTTTAAAGCAATATCGGAAAAATCGACCCTGGTCGTATCAAAGCCGGTATGCTGGTGATCGACCACCGTCTGGTCCTGCATAAAACCATTCAGCTTTTTTCTCAATTCATCGATCTGTTTTTGCAATTCTTCGTTCATATCATGGAATTAGCCGCACCTCTTTTATTTCAGCATTGCCGTGTGCTTCAATCTGAAATTGAATGTTTTCTATATCAGTCAGGCCGCAATCTTTTTTAAATGACATTGCCGTCCCATCCATGGCAAATGTTTCGATGGTGGTAAAGCTGCTGATCTTGTCGCGCCGGTAGCTCACTCGGACACCGCCGGTGCTGGCTGGGTTTGCCAGTTGCAATTCTATTTCGCTGTATTTTCCTTTTTTGGTCTTTGTGCCGATCGGATAAAGCTCGGAATGGGCAATCGCCAAGTAGCTCGCCGAGTACTGCGCCGCCAAGGCGGAAAAGTTGTCAGCCCCGCCGGCATAGCCCATCAGGTAAAATTCGTCCTTCGCCCAGATGGCGGTGACGTTTTTTGACCCGCTGGCCGGCGTGTTATCGTGAATAAGACGGCCGTCCAGGTATAATCTATAGACACCGCTTGAACCGCTGGTCGTACCCGCAAGTCCAAACAATAGCGCATTGCCCACGCTGGCAATGCCGCCCCAGGTTATCGGTGAAGCAAGTACCGAATAGGCGTTGTTGGTAAGATATTTTGGTATGCTTTTGAAAAATTTGACATAGCTGCCTTGCGTTGTGTAAATATTACCCTGCGATCCGGCCAAGACGTA